CAGGCCTGGCCCGAGCAAGGCGGCATCTACATCGGCACCCGCCTGATCGATGGCGCCGTCCATCACGTTGTCATCCCTGGCGGTGTCGAGCACGACATCAAAGACGTGGCATTCAAGGGCGTTCAGACCTGCATTCCGACCGAGTTGAACGGCCAGGGAGATTGGCGCGCGCCTGACCAAGAGGACCTGATGCTGGCTTGGATCAACGCCCGTGAGCACTTCGAAAAGAAGGGCATCGCAAGCGTGTACTGGTCTCGCACCGAGCGCGGCGACTGGGCCTGGGCTGTCGATTTCGAGAACGGCATCACGGGCTTCAGCCGCCGGTACGACGAGTTCCGAGTTCGGCCTTTCCGCAGTTTTCCCGATTCAGCCCTTTAACCCTTCGCGGGCGTAGCCCGCCCTATACCGATGGCCCTGCACACTGACACCGAGATCTACAAGGCGACCTACGCACTGGCCCAGCTCGTCACACAGCTGGTCGCCAACATGCCCCGGAACTTCAAGGCCGACTTTGGCGCCGGCATGCGCAGGCAGTGCATGGCTCTTGTCATGCGAACCTACCAGGCCAACACCAGCCAGGAGAAAGCTCCGATCCTGGGTCTGATGCGCGAGGAAGTGGAGGTCATCAACCTCTCGCTGCGCCTCGCCGTCGATCTGCGCCTGATCTCGCACAAGCAGTTTGCACGCGCCATCGCCCTGACCACCAGCATCAGCAAACAGGCTACGGGCTGGCAGAAACACTCGGAACGCGCGCCCGCCGCCGGCCTGTCACGGCAAGTCGGCCATGGCGCCTTGGAATCTGGTCGAGCCGCTGGGCCACAAGCCCACCGACAGGCGCAGCAGGGATATCGCCGGCGGCAGCCGTAGTGATCCCGCGTAGTTCGCCCGCTGAACACTCGGCGGGCCGACGTGAACGCTCGACACCCCTGGGCTGTCGATTTCGAGAACGGCAACACGAACAACAACAACCGGAACAACGAGTTCCGAGTTCGGCCTTTCCGCATATCCCACCGAGAGTTTCTATGGATTCAGGCTACTCGTTCGAAAAGCTGGTGCAGGCGTATTTCGACTGCCGCCGGCACAAACGCAATACCGCCAGCGCGCTCCGATTCGAGCAGGAGCTGGAGCGCAACCTGGTAGATCTCCATGAGGAGCTGAGCGACGGAAGTTACCGCCCCGGGCGCTCCATCTGCTTCGCAATCAGCCGGCCACGGCCGCGCGAGGTCTGGGCCTCGGGCTTCCGCGACCGCATCGTGCACCACCTGCTCTACAACCAGGTAGCCGACCGCTTCCACCGCCGATTCATCGCAGACTCCTGCGCCTGCATCGCCGGGCGCGGCACGCTGTACGCGGCCCAGCGGCTGGAGGCAAAGGTGCGCAGCCAGACGCAGAACTGGACGCGGCCAGGCTTCTACCTGAAGTGCGATCTTGCCAACTTCTTCGTCAGCATCGACAAGCGCGTGCTGTGGCCGCTGCTGGTACGCCAGATCCACGAACCGTGGTGGCGCGGCCTGTGCAAGATGGTGCTGTTTCACGATCCGCGTGAGGACTATCTTGTGCGCGGCAGCGCCGCCACGCTGGCCGCCGTGCCACCGCACAAGCGCCTGTCCAACGCAGTCCGGCACCAGGGGCTGCCGATCGGCAACCTGAGCAGCCAGTTCTTTGCGAACGTCCTGCTCAATGAGGTTGACCAGCACGTCAAGCACGCCATCCGCTGCCGGCACTACACGCGCTACGTCGATGACATGGTGCTGCTGCACGAATCGCCTCAGTGGCTGGGCCAGGCCCTGCACAGCATCGAAGCCAAGCTGCCGGACCTGGGGCTTGCGCTCAACCCACGCAAGACCGTGATCCAGCCAATTGCGCGCGGCATCGACTACGTGGGCCAGGTCATCAAGCCATGGCGCCGAGTCACCCGCCCGCGAACTCTGCACCAGGCGCTCAGCCGGCTGGAGGCCATGCCCGCTGCCGATGTCTACGCCAGCGGCAACAGCTATCTCGGCCTGGCGCGCCAAGCCAGCGCCAGCCACAACGCCCAGGTGCAGATCTGCCGGGCTCTGCTCAGGCGAGGGTATGCCGTCGAAGGACTGCACCTCACCAAAGCATTCCGCCGCGCGATCTGACTTCGCGCCCTCCACCGAAGCCCTCCCGGTATGCCGCGAGGGCTTTTCTGTTTCTGCCCCATGACCCCGACCCCACCCCAGTGCCAGCAGCTGCTGCAGCGCGCAGGCCACGTCATCAACACCACTGCCACCTCGTGGCGCATCCCACAGGAATCGCATGGCCAATAGATTTGCCGCGCTCGATGCGGCCCTGCTGGACGCCCTGGCGACAGGGCCGAAGCACTCACGGCAACTCCACCAGATCGACACCGTGGTGCAGGCCGACCTGGCCACGCCCCGAGCCTGGAACGCCCTCACCGCAATCCAGTCCCGACTGCAGGCCTTGCGCCGCGCCGGCCGAATCTCCCACACAGCTACCAAAGGGTGGCGCATCACCAAGGAAGCCTCATGACAGCAATTCAACGCTTTGCCATCCACGGCACCATCATGAATCCCCACTCCAACGGCCCGTATGTGCGCCATGAGGACCATCTGGCCGCGATGCAGGCAAGGTGCCTGGCCCAGATCGAGGAGCCGGCCCAGCCCGTATGCTGGATTCGGTTTTGCAGCGATGGCAGCACCGAGGGGCCGATCATGCACAGCCAGATCTGCGAAGCGCGCAAGACCTCTGGCGCCTGGACGCCGCTCTACGCCGGGGCAGCGCCTGCCGCTGTGGCTGGGCCGGCCCTGGACGTGACTCTGGACGAGGACCAGGCCGGCCTGCTGCGCGACATGCTGGGCGACCACGCCGAGTATCCTGAAGCGATCACTGTCCGCCTTATGGTGGGCGACGGCCACAGCGGACATGGCCTGTATGTCGCTCAGGCCGAGTACCAGGACGAAGGCGCTGTGTTGCTGGCCTCCCTGCCCGCTCCAGCAGCGCCCGCCCTGGAAGCGCCTGCAACCAGTCTGCGGGATGCGGCTGCAAACGCGCTGGCTGCACTGGAGCGGACACAGCATGCGTCCGATGCAGATCGCCTCGCTGCCGCAGACCAACTGCGTGCCGCGCTGGCAGCAGCGCCCCAGGCACCAGCTGCGCCCTCGGCCATTGCAACGCAGGTCATCGAGAACCTACTGCAGTTAGCCCGCATCGTGAACACGGCAGTGGAGGACTGGGGCGAGTCGTTCGAGGATGGCTCCAGCGAGGTCACGTTCCACAAGGAAGAGGCCGACAAGCTGGAAGAGATCCTCGAATTCTTCGACAGCCTGCCGGACGCGCCGCCAGAGGAAGGTGTGATTCTGAGCGGTCCGTCCCGGGCGGCGCGTGTGCTTCGCGCCATGGCAGCACCTGCTGCGCCCGTGGTTGATGCCGGCGGCCAGGTTCTGGGCGAGTGGCCGCGCGTCTCAGGCGTCGGCCGCGATGCAGAGAGCCCGCGCACACTGCTGCTGTACCTGCAGACAGAGGCTAGCGACGACGAGCTACGCGCGATTCACGACGCACTGCTCGACGGCGGCGCCCTGGCCACGCATGCACTGTCGGAACTGATGCACATCGGCTACCGGGTTGAGGGCGGAAAACTGGTGCCGCCGGAAAATCTCTCGGTCCGTGCGAGCGAGTTCTTTGGCGTCACGGCAGTTGCGGCCAAGGCGACAGCCGTGCACAGCGATGACGTGGCCGTTGACCGCTTCGCCGTCGAGATGAAGGCCAAGCTGGCCGCAGCCCGCGCGAAAGGCCGTGGCGGCTGGGAAACATGCCCACCCGAGGTGCTGTCCCGCATGCTGCGCGAGCACGCTGATAAGGGCGACCCGCGCGACGTGGCGAACTTCTGCATGTTCCTGTGGAGCCTGGGCCAGCCCATCAGCGTGGCAGCACCTGCTGCGCCTGCAGTGGATGCCCAGGGCGNACGCGACGCGGCTTTCGAGGCGGTCCGCAATCGGCTCTGCAGCCTGCAGCGCTACTCGTTCGTGTTGGACGACGACGGCATAGTGCGGCGGGCACATGACCGGACGGGGAGCTGGATCGAGTTCGATGACGCCCACGCGCTTTTCGACCCGGTGGCGGTGGACGCGGCTATCGCAGCCCAGGCCAAGGAAGGCGGTGCACCTGTTGCGGATGCGGCTCCACTGGACGTCTGCACTGACCCCTACAACTGCGCGCGCTGCAAGACGCATCCGGCACATCGGGGCGACATGCACCACGCTGGCATTTCCAGGATTGGAGGCTCGGCATGAAGACCCAATGCCAAGAATGCGGCAGCGTCGATCTGCAATGGCACTGCTCCATCGTCAACAACAGCGATGTACAGCAAGGCAGGCTGCGCTCCCACGATATGGGTGTGCTGTTCTTTCTCGGCTGCAATGAATGCTCAGCAACCGTGCAGCGCGCCTCGGGCGACCAGATTGCGCGCCGCTTGAATCGAGAAATCACCCATGTCGAGGCGGATGCCGAAGCGGTAAACGACGCCGCGCGTTGGCGTGCGGTTCTGCGTTTCGTGGGGGGGCACTACTCGCCCGCGACCGGCCACGGATTCAGCGTCACGCACCTGAAGGCGATCCCAGGCGCCAACCTCATAGAGGGCCGCGTGGAAGACCACTTCACCAACGCCATCGACGCGGCCATCGCAGCCCAGGCAGCAGCCAAGGGGGCCTGAGCATGCACCTGCGCGAAGCAATGAGCCATGCCAGCGCACGCGCCGCTATCGAAGGGTGGCCGCGCTGCTACTACTGGCACGCCGTCTGGTGGCGCCTACATGCGCGCGAAAGCAAAGCCGCCAGCGAGCCGCTGCAATACAGCAGGAGCCAACTGGCCCTCTACCGAGACATAAAGCAGCGCCCGGACCACTACAAAAGCCATCACCGCCCTTTTGGGATGAGCGATTGGCAGTGGAGCGGGCTCAGCGAGCGCCCCGCAGCGCACAAGGAGAGCACATGAAGCTCAGCAAGAGCCAGCGAGCGGCCCTGCGCGAGAAGTTCGGGGGCCGCTGCGCGTACTGCGGCGAGGAGCTGGGCGACCGCTGGCACGCCGACCACATCGAGTATGTGGAGCGCGAGCTGGCATTCGTCCCGGGCAAAGGCGTCGTAACCACCGGACGCATGCTCAGGCCCGAGCGCGACACGCTTGAGAACCTCAACCCCGCTTGCGCGCCCTGCAACCTCGACAAGCACAGCCTGACCCTGGAAGTCTGGCGCGCGCTCATGCAGCGCAGCAACGAGGTGCTGATGCGCGATGTCAGCACGTTCCGCCGCGCTGTTCGCTACGGCCTGGTCGAACTGAAGGCCACGCCCATCGTTTTCTATTTCGAGACCCTGGCCCAAGGGGCGCACAAGGAGAGCTGATATGCAAGAACGACCGATCCGCTGTGGCCGCGAGGGCTGCGGCTGGCGCGGCTACGAGGCCGGACTGGAGGAAGAGATTGGCGACGGCGGCAGGGGCATCTCACTCCTCGTATGCCCGACTTGCGGCTACGGCAGCACATCGAACATGACGCCCGGCGAGATCCAGGCATGGGAGCGCGCCCAGGCGCAGCAGAAAGGACCCAAGCAATGAGCAAGACGAAGCGCGGCAGCAAGGGCGCCGGATTCGAATACTGGTCAGCGCGCCCAGGAAACGTGGGCGGCGGGGCCTACAGCCCTCGCGGCGGCAACAAGATCAACAAGCGTCGCACGCACAAGGCAGAGCGCCGCCAGGGTGCTGCAGAGGCTCAGCAGAAAGGACCGGCATGACCGACAAATGCAAAAAACTTCGTAGCGGCGCTTTGCAGCTATGCGATGAGGCCGCGTTCGCATGGTCTCAGGGATTCATCGAGCGACAGACCATGCGGAACAGAGCCACCGGCGCACGGCGCGAACGAATGACCCTGCTCCAGGGGAAGAAATGCATGGTCCTGCCCTTCTGCCCGTTCTGCAGAGCAAACGTGGACACCGCACCAAAGGAGGCATCGTGACCCCAGCACCAACACCTCCAGCACTCGCCATTGCGGACCTGCTGGAATACCTGGATGACGGCGGACTGCAATTCGACGGACAGTCCCTGCCGGACGCTGCCGCCGCTGAGCTGATACGACTCCAGGCCGAGAACGAGCGCCTGCTCGCCCAGACCCACAAGCTGGAGATGGACGCCCTGGACCTCGCGTCAGAGAACAGCATCCTCAAGCGCACCGAGACGGATGAGCTGGAGGCGCGCAAGCCGCTGCCGCTGAGCGCCGAAGGACCAGTCATGGACTGGAGGCCGATCGAGACGGCGCCTAAGGATGGGACATGGATCATGCTCTGGCGCGCGCCGGCCAAGGAAGGAGACGGCTGGACGGCAGATCCGCTGGTCATCGCACGATGGTACGAGGACGAGTTCGGAGATGCGGAATGGACATGGCCCGATGATCCATTCGACCCATTCACGCCACACGGCATCGCGCGCGCAAACGCGGCCGTCGAGTCTGGGGCGTCCTGGGGCGAAGAGAACTTCACCCACTGGATCCCACTGCCATCACCTCCGGAGGCCTCATGAGCAAGCGAGACGTGCGCCAGGCGCGCAAATGGCGAGACGAAGAGAAGCACTACAGAGAACCCGCCGAGAGCGGGATTTTTTATGCCTGAGCCGCCCAGCGCCAGCCCGTGGGAGCTGGCCGACCGCGCGTATCAGGTCCACCACTTCAGCTGCCCGCAGTGCATCGCCGCCGGTGTCACGCGCTCCCAGGAGCGGTGTTCCGCCGGGGCGGCGCTGTGGGCCGCATATCAGCATGAGCGCGACCCGCGCCAACAACCAGCGGGCCGAGACTTTTCAGTGAGGACAAAATGAGCAAACGAGTGAAGCTACTGGACTGGGCTGCGCGGCACTTTGACCCTGTGCCCAGCCTTTGGACGCTGCGCCGTCTGGTGCGCGATGGGAAGATCGAGCCGAAGCCGGTCAAGGTGGGGAAGTGCTATTACGTGCAGGAAGACGCGCGCCCCATCGACCACAGCCAGCGGCAGACACTACTGGATCGCGTTCGCGCAAGAAAGGCGGCATGACATGGCAGCAAGGCCAAGGGATAGATCGCGCAGGGATTGGCCTGCTGGCCTGCGCGAGCCGCGGCCCGGATACTTCACCTGGCGCAATCCAGCGACAGGCAAGGACCTGGCAATCGGCCGCGTCTCCATCGCCCAGGCCAAGCGCGAGGCGAACGAAGCGCTTGCTTTCGTGCTGTCGGACAAGCCTGCATTGCTGGAGCGAATCCAGGGCAAGGACAATACGATTGCCGACTTGCTCGACAAGATGCCCGCCAGCCCGGTCTACAACACAGCGAAAAGCAACCGCTCGCTCGACAAGAAGATCCGCGAAGGCCTGGGGCAGATTGCATGCGGCGGCCTTTCGGTGGCTCACTGCGCGAAATTCATCGAGGACGAGGCAGACGCCGGCAGGAAGAGATCGGCTCAGGCGCTGCGGTCCAGGCTGCACGCTGTCTGCAACCGAGGGCGCGCACTGGGGTGGATGGATGAGAACCCTGTGGAGCCAGTCTCCAAGCCAGCAGCCAAGACATCCCGCAGCCGCCTTACGCTTGACCAGTTCCGCCTGATTCTCGACAAGGCCCCAGAGATCGCGCCATGGCTGCCCGGCGCCATGCTGGTGGCTTTGATCTCTGGCATGGACCGGGACACGGTATCCAAGCTGGAGCGCAAAGCTATTGGCAAGGAGTTCCTGACGATCAACCGCGCGAAGACAGGCATATGGCTGGAGATACCGCTGTCACTGCGGATGGACGCGATGGGCATGACGCTGCTGGATGCACTGTCTGCATGCCGGTCAAATGTGGTCAGCAAATATGTGGTGCACCACCGCAAGACCTACCGCGCAGGCGTCGAGGCGGGCAGCCCTGTGTTCGTGGACCGCATCAGCAAGGCATTCACCGAGGCGCGCGATCTTGCAGGGATCACGGGAGAGAACGCCCCCACGTTCCATGAGATACGCTCCCTGTCGAAGCGCACGTACATGGCCCAGGGGAACGTGGACACGAAGGCCCTGCTTGGACACAAGTCAGAGAGCGTGGCCGCGATTTATGCCGACCCGCGTGGCATTGAGCCGGTGCGCGTGAAGGTGTCGTAGCGCCTTTTATCCACAGGAGGGGATATGGAACAAATTAGGGAACAATTAGGTAACACTGGCCGTTCTACAGAGAGGAAAAGAATCCTCATGGTCTGCACAGGGAGCATGCCCCTACATTCCCACTATCCACAGAATAATTCATTTTCAAATCAACAACTTGCTGGAATGTGA